CATTCCAGGGGTGAGAGCGAAGCACGGCATCACGGCAGTCTTCATAGCGAAGGTTGCACTGCCGCGCCCGCTCGTTTTCGTCGGTCAGCGCTGCGATTTTCGCCTCGCCCAGGTTGGACAGGGCGATGTTGCATATCTGAACGACTGAAGTCATTAGTCTCCTAACGTGTAGAAGACCATGAACTTGATCGTCCCAGTGGCCGTAGCACCACCTGTGGTGGCAACTAGATCAGTCTGGGCCGTGTAGTTGTAGCCAACGCCGTCAATGGCGTTGGTGTTGGTCACCAGGTTGGCGGTGTTCATTGTGGTGGCTGTAATGAAACGGTCTGCATCATCACCATCACCTACCGCGATGGTTACCGACGCACCTAGTGCATCAGCCATCACCTTGACTTCCCAGATGGTGGCACCTTTTGGCATACGCGCAAAAGTGATTGTACTGCCAGAAGCTGTCGATGACGCTTCGTAGCTGTCGTACCAGACCCGCATCCGCCCGTGGGCTTCAGCCGCATCCACGTTCACAGCAGGATCTGCCGTGATATCCGTGATCTTTGTAGTGTTAAAGTTTGCCATTAGTCAGCTCCTGTTATGGCGATTCGTCACAAGAAATTTGGACTACCTTTTCTTCTTCCATGCGGGTAGCGCCAATGCTCATGCAGGCATACACCTGAACGGCGTAGCCCTTGTCTGGGCGCTCATCAATACGCACGGTCAGATCCTTGGCTACCGCTAGCGTGATTCCGTCTACGGCATAAGCAAAACAGGTCCGCACATCCGTCCCACTGTCGTGTGCCAACCGGGTGCTGGTAATGAAGTTGAACCCCATGAAGGTGTTCACCTCGCCTTGTACCAACGCCTTGACGGTGTTGAAATCGCTACTGGTGATGTTGGTGCTTTCCAAGAGGTCTTGGAGCTGCTTTGGCCCAATTACCATCACACGCGGAATCGACGGGTCTACATCATTGTTATCCATGATGTATTTGGCTTCGCGCAGCTTGCCAATCGTCATCCCTTCGTTGGAACCTGAGAGGTTGACCGCTACTTTCTGTCCTGCAGGCAGCGCGGTGGTGGTCCCTCCGGTTTCGCCAGTTTTCGCATCGCCGGTGGCGGCGGTGATGATGACATCATCCATGCTGCGACCAATGGCGAATGCCTGGGCCTGTGCGTAGGAACTGGTGGGGTCTACGATCATCCGTAGCTTGTCCTGGTCATCAATCAGATCGGCGACTTCGTAGTCGGCGAGAGTGACCATTCTGCGGCTGTGGGGGGTATCGTTCAATAAGGTGTCGGCAGCTCTGGTGGTTCTTACTGATGCGGACTGTGACCCGATTTGGTCAAAAAAAGCTTGTTTACCGCGAACGGCTTCAACACGCACTAGACCGCGCAGGCGTGAGCCTTTCTGCTGCGAGAGGTGCTGTAAGTTGGCGCTGTACTGTTGTACGAACGCCGTCGTAATTTGCGATGACATTAGTCACTCCAATTTCGGCGTTCCCATGCCTGAAATCAGAGTTGTCCCGCAAAGGGGGCTCTATGGTAGGTGCGTGATTACGGGTCTGAACGATTGTCCGAACCGCAGCCTCGCATGGGGGATTGTGCCTAGCGTTTACGGCTAGGCGGTGGTTTCTGTCCGGTCTGTGCCGGTTCTAGGTCTGATATAACCCACAGATAATAGGTGGTTGCAAGCGGGATCGGATCACTGACATCGACCTGTGTCCCGTTTTCTACTGCAAGCCGCAGGCACTCCATGCGCAGCTCACGCTTCTCTTCCAAGTTCATGACAGTAGTTCTCGCAAGCGTAGGGCCTCCTGAACATAGCGGTCGTGGTCGCGGTGCATCCCGTCCCAGTAGGGCGAATCTGAGGCCATCAATTCACTGAGGCGGCCTTCAATGTCCACACGACCACCGTTGCCGCTGGTGCCCACATCGTTTTGCAGCAAGCCATCTTCTGCCATCAACTGACCTACTTTATTCATCATCTTAACTAGGCCGGGATGGTTGCCAATGCCTGTCTCTTCCACCAGCTTCAGGGTTTCGGCATCCGCCAATTGCAGGAAGGCACGACGGGCTACATCGGTGTTGGCGGCATAATCACGCCCCCATTCCTTCTGTAATTCCTGAACGTAGTTCTGTTGCTGGTACTGCCAGGCGTCCCGGTCTGCAGCGGTGTTGGACTCCTGGTTCTTGGTGTACCAGTCATAGAGCTGACGGGCCTGTACCTTGGAGAGCCCCAGCTTATGGGCTTCCTGTAGATACTGGCCGGTTACCTCATCCTGGGCATTGATCTCGTAGCCACTGACTTCATTGGGGCGGCCCAGGCGCTCATACACCTCATTCCAGCCGGTGTCGTCTGGACTGGAGGGCAGACGCACTAACTGATCCGGGGGAACGCCCAGGCGCTTAACTAGATGTACATAACTTTTCGCTAGCTTGCCGACATCATCGAAACTGCGCAGGCTGGGTTCATTCGCCAGGTCTTCGGGCAGACTGGTAGGATCGAACGCTAGGCTGTTGACGCTGGAGCCTTCGGGCGCTAGCCCTGCTTGGCTAGGTTCTATTGGTGCTTCAGATGGCGGCGACTCTATCGTCGCTTGTGCCTCTTGGGTCGTAGTCTCCATAAGGACTGTCTAAAAGGTTGGTAAGACGCTCCAGGTCAGTATTCAGGTAGCGTAGCAGGTCTACCACTACACTGCGCCGCCCATCGTTGTAGGCGGTGGAATACGCATCCCCTGGAACATGACAGGGATCAAAAATCCCATGCCGTTGGCATAGATCCGCAAGCACACGCTCTCCATGAACGCTTTGAAAGACCGTGCGGTAGTCCGCTAGACGCCGCTTTTCCTTTTCGCTTAGTCTCATTGTCGCTGTGCCCGTGCTTCGTTCAGATAGGCCACCGACTCATTCCGGCGGCTCTGGCTGATGAGGTTTTGTTGTTCGGCAATCGCGTTGGCTTGTACCAGCTCCTGCTGTTGGGCCTGCTGCTCTTCTGCTGCCCGCTGTTCAGCTTCCAGCTCTTCACCCGACTTGAATACGCTGGGGCTGACCTTCAGGATTTCTGCCGCCAACTCCGCTACCCGCCCTGTCTGGAATCGTTGAATGACCGTGGGGTCCAGTTGCGCAAAAGGCACCAGGAACTGAATCAACTGACTGATGGAAGCCAGTTCGCCTGAGCGCATCGCAATCGCCACTGGGTTGGAATACGCCACCTTGAAGTCAGCATCCAACAAGACCTGTGGTGGCGGTGGAAGCATCCCAGAGCGCAGCATCACCGATAGGGTACGGATTACCAAGGGCCCCAGCATTTCGGCCTCCTGACGCGCTACAATCGGGCCTAGAATCGAAAGCCGGTCACGTTGTCGTGCCGCAATCTCTGTGGCGCTGAAGCGCAGTACATCCCCATCGGCTGCCGTGGGGCCTGGTAACTCTAGTAAATCTAAAAAGAAGGTGCGGTCAATCGCAGCTCGTACCTGCCCAATCTTCGCTTCATTGAGGTCTACCCGTCCGCCGGTCTGCAGTGGCGCAATCCGGTCCTGTGGTCCCAAGCCTGCGCGGTAGTAGTTCAGACCACCAGGGGTGGTTCTGATTGGCGACAGGAAGCCATCGTCCGGTACCAACAACGGCGGATCTACGACTTTTTGCAGGGCAATCAAGCCAACGCGCTCCATCTCGTTAATCATCCGCACATCGGGCAGCGCTTCTACCCCAGGGCCTCGCCCATAGACTTCCATCGAATTCTTTTGCCAGCGACTGACAATATAAGGCATCTCATCAAACCCGCCCTCCTGCACCACCTTGCGCGATTCCGGGTGGATGTAGATCGACAGGAAGGGCTTCTGCTTGGAAGTCTTGCCCGGTGCGTTCACACGCGGGCGAACCACATGCAATAACTCAAAGCGCCGGAACGGCTCCTTATCGGCAGCCTTGATGATCTCATCGGGGAGCTTGTTGCCAAACTGGCGGTAGAGGCTTCTGGCGGTGTCATCAAAACGCCGGTAGACGCTGTCCACCATGCCCGTCTTGTTTTCTGCGATGTAGGTGTGGCCCAGAAAGTAAGACTTGAACACAGGCCCCATGCCCGGCTCCTGTGTCACATACATGCACCCCGTGCCAAAGGCTAACAGGTCCAGGTAGAACTCATGGGCGCTTTGGTGAAAGCCACTGCGGGGGGCATTGAAGATTCCGTTGCAGCGGCGGGTAGCGTCTTCCAGCCAGAGCTGTACCTGCCGGTTTTTCATTAACTCTCGGTCTTCGGTTTCCAAGGCAAACCAGGGGACCGTAGAACTCGTCAGCGTGTTGTGCAAACCAGAGGCGGCACGAACTAAAGCGCGGACAGCAGAGCTTTCGTAGATCCGGTCACGCCGCTGCTCCCCCGGCGCACGGTAGCGGTTGGTGAAGTCGGCTCTTCTAGGAATCATCAGTTCGGCAATGTCCTGCCACATGTTTTCCCAGTTGCCGCGTTCGCTTTTGAGTGCTTCGTATTCTTGCACCAAGGAATTGGCTAACTCGCTCATAGCGCGTACCTTCTGCGACTGATGGTATCGCCTGGCGAACCTAGTATGGTCTTTTCACGGCCATAGCGGTTCAGCATCAGTCTACGAATTTTGCGTAAGCGGTCTTCTTCATCATCTTGACCCGCCTTGGTGGTTGCCTGTTCCATTTCAGGGAAGACCGCTTCATCACCAATCGTTGGTGCCGGTGCCAAATTGTCGCCCGTAGTGGCTTGACCGCCACCGCTGCCGCCGCCACCTGCGTAAAAATCAAAAATTTTACCAAGACCTTGTGGTATGCCTAATATAAAGTCTGGCAGTTCTTCAATTGATTTTGTGACATTTTTAGCCACTTGTTCTGTTGTGTTGACCAGCCCTTCGATGTTGGTCTCTGCAGACTTGGTTGCACCTTCGATGTTGGTCTCTGCAGACTTGGTTGCACCTTCGATGTTGGTCTCTGCAGACTTGGTTGCACCTTCGATGTTGGTCTCTGCAGACTTGGTAAAGCCTTGCTCATTTGCAGTTACTAGTTTGTTGAAATCACCAATGCCACCTTCAATGCCTTTTGTAATCTGGCTTGCTAACTTTTCTAGCCCTGGTTCCTTGTAGCCCATGCCAGAGCCAAATTTAATGGCTTCATTCTGCAAAGCACTGCCAAACTGAACAGCTTCGTTCTGCAAAGCACTGCCAAACTGAACAACTTCGTTCTGCAAAGCACTGCCAAACTTAATCGCCTCGTTCTGTGCGCCAGAACCTAGATTGATTGCTTCCTGCTGAAACGCGCTCCCAAAATTAACAGCTTCCCGCTGAAGGTCTGTGCCCAGTGTCTGAAAATTGGTCTGTGCTGCAGAGCCTGCGTCTTGCAGTGCTTGTTGCCCAACGGTTCCAGCTTTGGTCATTGCCGTCTGTATATCGCCTAACATTTTTGTGCCGCTTTCAGCCAACCCAGTCAGACTGATTTTACTGAAATCTTGATCCAGGTTTAGTTTTGTATCTGGCAAGGTCTGGTCCAGGTTTAAGCTGTGGCCGCCCGTAATGTCTACTTTTGTTAGGTCTTGATCCATATTCAGCCCAAGACCTGTGCCTACTGATTGTACGGCCTGCTTGCCCGTTTCTAGTAAAGATTCTGCTGTAGGGACAAATGATCCAAACAAGTCTCTCGCGTTACCGACTTGCGCTACCTGCAACCCTTCTGCATTGATTTGAGCACCAAATTCATTAAATTTTTTGCCACCTTCGGTTAAGACATCTTGTGCGCCGGTCAGCGTGTTTCGTACACCTTCCAACGCTCGGTCGCCTGCTTTCTGCAAATCTTCAAAAACTTTCGGTTTTTTTGGTTTACACATCGACTAACTCCTTTTGCATAAGTACCGATTTACATCGGAAGCCCAGCTTGTTTAAAACCCGCTGATAACCCTTGAACCCATACTGGTAAATGCGGCAGGCTCCACGCTGGCGAGCATCACGTTCTGCCTGCGGTATTACTTCCGCGACTAACTCCCGCAAACTGCCGGTGACATAAAGACCGTACCCTTCCAGCCCATCAGGGCCATCTTCATACGCTGCGACTAGACAACTATTCGGACTAGTGTACAAAACCAATTTCTTTGACTCTAACCCTTTGAAAATCTCATCGACTGTAATGTCGTGCCCGTTGCGCTTGATGGCTTTTGCCAAGCCAGGACCAAACTTTTCTTGTAATTCTGTCATGAATACTGCGCTCGACGGTTGCGTGCAGTCAAAATACTTTGACGGTAGTTGCGCCGGACTCCGCGCTTTCGGGTTTCCTGGTCAATTGCTACAGAACGCTGTAGGCCGGGGATCTGTTCCTGAAAGCCAGTAACCTTTGCCGCTGCCTGGCTTACCTGCTGGGCGTAGGTGTTCAGGTCTGGCTCTAGTTGCTTGTACGCTGCCTGAAGATTGGCATATTGTTGCGAACTGGCATCATAAGTCTTCTTCACATCACTGGCAGCTCTGTCCACATAGCCCGTATCTTCTGCCAAGGTGTTGTAAGCGCTGACAGAAGCCTGGTACTTCCCTGTGTCCAAAAAGTCCTGCCGCGCCTTGGCCGCAGGGTTGTAAGTGTTCTTTACATAGGTGTTGTAGTCGGCCAATGCGGTGTCATAGGCCTTCTGTGAAGTTTGATAACTCTTGTATAGATCCGCAGCACTTTTGGTAATCTGTGCTTCCCGGCCTGCCTGATAATTCGTAAGCGCATCAATGGCAGGGTTCAGCGTTTTATCACGGTAGGTCGTGTAGTTTGATAGTAAATCTTTCGTGGCTTTTGAAATCGCATCATCGCTGCCTGCCGTGTAACTTTCATAGGCACTGACGGCAGGATTCAGCGTTTCATCACGATAGGTCGTGAAATCTGATAATAAATCCTTGGTGGCTTTTGAAATCGCATCGTCGCTGCCTGCAATGTAGCCTTCATAAGCACTGACGGCAGGATTCAGCGTTTTTGCTACATAGTCTTCATAGGTTTTTAGACTCGACCCAGCCAACTCCGCAATGCGCGTTTCGCCAGTGTTTTCCAAGTCCAAAGCTGTCTTCGCTGCGTCGGTAGCCTTTGCCTGCGTGGATTCGTACAAGCTCATATCACTGCGAAAGTTTGGCGCGTTTGTGTCTACATAGTCTTCATACGTCTTCTGGGCTCTGGCTGCTTGGGCGTCTGCGTATTTCATCGCATAGACTTCCTTGTCCTTGTTTGCTGTCGTAAAGTCCTTCAGCGAACTTTCTGCAGATGACAACGCATTGCTGGTTGTGTAAACCGCATACTGCTTCTTGCCTACATCTTTTTTTAAATTTTTTAATCCGTATTCCGTACCCTCCAATATGCCTGACGCCTGACGGATACGATTTTCTAGCGCCCGGTAGTCCTTGAAATTTGATAAGCCTAACTGCAATAACC